CCTACACTAAATGGTGTTTTACCGTCTTTTAATTTTTGTGTGCAGAATTCTGCAAGGATATCTAATGCCGCATTAACTTCTGGATCGCTGTCCATTACTTCATATTGCTGATAGCGTTCTACACGGTTTGGACTGCCAGTATAAACATCAGGCAGATAGCTACTATAGTTTGTTTTAGCAGGGCCAGCCTTGCTAGACGACGAAGATCCCGATATCGGACTAAGTGATGTACCTGTCGGCACTGGTGTAAAATACTTTTTCCAGCTCATATTTTTAAGATCTCATAGTAACGTTTGGATCAAGACGTTTAGTAGCTCTAACTTGTTTATCTGTGCTGTTGATCAACTCTGATAAATGTGACGTATTAATTCCCATAGTACTATTTAACTGTTCTAACAAGTCTTTGAGATCATCTAGAGTAGCTGTGCTATCAAATTTAACATTGATCGGTTTATCAACTGATGATTCTGTATTTGCAGGTTCTGTTTTTCTACGATCTTCAGCTTGACGTTCAGCTTCAACTTTGGCTTGTTTTACTTCACTAGGTATAGTCTTAGATAAATCGCTTGCTTGTAACTGTGTGTTGGCTTGCGGTATCACAGTTGCCAAATTGTCAAAAGATGATTTAATTGCAGTTCCAATGTTGCCAGTTTGGTCTTGGAAACTTCTAAAAAATCCTGTAAACATCTTGTCAAAATCTATTTCAGATTTAGCAGTATCTGTAGGTTTATTTGCCTGTAACGATACTATATCAGCAAAACTCATCACAGCAGATTGCATTTGCTGTGCGGCTACAATCATTTCAGTGTTGTCTGCAGGATTTTTACCAGGAATACTAGCAGGACTTAATGTTGTTTGTATATCTCTAAACACATTGGCAAACAAATCAATTGTATTATCTTCTTTAGGATTAGACATATCAGTTTGCATAGATCGTATCATAGATGTAAACTCTGCAGGGATTGTTGGTGTACTTGCACTTGCTACGTTTTTAGCAAATGATTCTAATTGTTGAGGTGTAAACACTGTTTCGCCTTTATGTACTTTGCCAAAAAAATCACTTGGTTCAAATAATCCGCCTGTCATACCTAACGTTCCAGTAGCTCGACCCTCAGGCGGTTTTTCCCACCAATCTTTAACTCCGGCCCATAACTGTTCAGCAAAGGTTTTTGCACTATTGCCAATTATTGTACCAAACTCAACTCCGCTTGTTTTTAAAATTTGTGTAATTTCTTTACCTGCTGTACCAATGATGTTTGGTAAATCTTTAGTTAAAGTTCCAGCCTCGAGTGATTTTGGGATTGTTTGTAAACTATCTTTAAAGAATCTTTGAGAAGCGGCTGTAGTTTGCCCATCAATTGTTTTAACGTTGGCGGTTTCTGCCAATGCACTTTTAACAAATCCTGATTTAGCGAATGCTTTGTTCAGTGCATCTAAAGACTCGTATAACACTACTGTTGAATCTTTAATTCTAGCGGCTGTTTGCGTTGCTAGCTGAGTAGTAGTTGCTCCGTCTAATACTTTCTTTTGGCCTGTTATAATATCAAGCTCGTATCCTTCTTGTCTAGCTTGAAGTCTTTTTCTAGCCAAGTCTTCTGCTTGTTCTGTAGTTAAAGTTTTGTTTCCTTTTAAAGCATCTTCTTGTACAGATTTCAAACTTTCTGTAAAGTTTCTAGTTGACACAGAAATATTTCTTGCCGCATCGGCTGTTTCACCTTCGCCTTTTCTAACTAGTGCTCTAAAACCAGATTCTTGTGTCCTTGCGGCAACGGCAGCTTCAGCTCTCTGCAACTGTGCTTGCGCTCGTTTAATTTCATCATCAGATTTTGCATCTCTAACTGCGGTAATGGCATTTTGTAATGCAGTTCCTGCGGGTCCTAGTGCATTGAGTTGAGCAATAGCTTCTTTGGTCTTTGCTTGTCCTGTATAAATTTCATCTCCTAGCTTGCCTAAACCTAGTCCAGTCAAGCTAGTTTTCATTGTATTGTAAGTTTCTTGCGCGGCCTTGCCGCCTTCTGCAAGCATATCTTGTAATGTTGCTTGCACACGAGCATTCTTTTGTGACTCTTGTAGTGCATCCATCTGCGCTTGTCGACTAACACCAGTTAGTTGAGCAACTTTATCCATCTCGTTGGCAAGTTCCTTAGTTGCTCTGTTGACTTCTGCTTGCACTTGTTTGTCATCGACATTGCCTACTTTTCGACCTGCTAATTGTAGTGCAAGAACTTCGTTGAATTCTTTAGTTGTAAAACCAATAGCCCGTAATTCGTCAGCGGCTGTTGACTCTGATAATGCTTGACTTAATCTGTTAAATCGCTGAGTAGAATCAGTCATTGATCCACCCAGGCTAGTAAATCCTTGCTGTGATCGTTTGATTACATCAAAATAGTCGTCTACTCCTAATCGAGTAACACCTATACTGGCACGGAGCCCAACCGCATCATTATTAAATCCAATACCAATCTTGCTGGCTTCTTGCCAAACATCTAGAGTATTACCAACAACAGTTAAGATGTTTTTCCCTACACTTCCAACATCTTTAATAATGCCCAGTAGTTCTTCAGAGCCGCCGTCAAGACCGCTGCCTTTACCTCTATTACCAGGTGTATCAAAACGTCTCATGTCGCTTCGATTGCCATTGTTTTTATTAAGCAGTTTAAGTTCTGCTAGAATTTCTGCTTCTGTTGTCATTATTATTTCCAAGAAATATGCGTATATAAATACACGATACAATATTTATCCGGAGACAAATATGGCTAATAACCCATTACAACAATATTTTAGACAACCAAAAGTGTTTGTATCGCTACCTAGCCAGGGAATTTACAACCAGCCTGGCACAATTACAGGCGATGTTACCCGATTGGCCGTGTACGGCATGACAGGTATGGATGAGATTATGCTTAAAACTCCGGATGCATTGATCACAGGAGAAAGCACAGTTAAAGTTATTGAAAGCTGTATACCTGAAATTAAGAATGCTTGGGATATTAGTAACTTAGATGTGGATGCGTTATTGGTGGGTATTAGAATTGCCACCTACGGCAATACTATGAACATGACACATATTTGCGAAGGTTGTGATACTGAAAACACTTATGAATTAGATGTTAGTAAATTTTTAGATCATTTTGCACAATGCCAATTTGACTCAAGGATCATTGTAGGTGATTTAATCATTAACATTCGTCCGCTTACCTATAAACAAATTACAGATTTTAATCTAGAAAATTTTGCCTTGCAAAAACGACTAATCCAATCAGCCAGTTTAGAAGATGAAGAAGAGCGTAACAAGATTGTCAGTCAAGTTTACAAAGACCTAGGTGCATTACAAAATCGTATTATGATTGCAGGTGTTGAACAAGTTGAAACGCCTAGCGGAATAGTTACTGAGCACGGTTTTATTGCCGAGTGGATTGAAAATGCCGAGCGTAATATTTTTGAAGCTGTCAAAGAACAAGTTAACAAAAATAATGAAGTTTGGATGTTACCGCCTACTAACATCAAGTGTGAAAATTGCAGTGCAGAAAATTCGTTTACAGTTGATTTGGATCAATCAAGTTTTTTCGCAAGCGCCTAACAAGACTTTCTAACGCACAAATTGAAGAAGTGCTTGTTAGGCTAGATAAAGAAGTTGTTGATTTTAAAACAGAACTGTTTAGAATTGCTTGGTTTATGCGAGGCGGGGTAAATGTTAACGATTTATTCCACACCTATAGCTCAGAAGATGTCAACATTATGAGCGCAATTATTAAAGAGAATATTGAAACTACCAAAGCAACACAGATGGCTATTATCTAGGTGGAGCTACTGGACTTGCAGTCCCGCCGCCTTTAGTCATGTATTTGTTGGTGCTAGCCCAACCTAGATCTTTTCCGCTATGGGGATCATAAGCAGGTACCGGTGTAAACATGTCTGATGAACTAGCGGCAATATCTTTCTTAGCATCAGTTGACGGTTTACCAGCAATGCCGCTACTAGTACTATCATCTTTACCTTTGATAGTACCATCAACTTTTGCTTGAGCATCTTTACTAATTTTACTAGATTTCCAAGAGTCACTAATTCTACCTATGCTGTTGTCCCATGCCCATGTTACACTGGGGTCAATAATATACACTACCCACCATGCCAGTGCTTCTTGTCCTTCTTTAGTTGATAGGTATTGTGTTAACCAAATAACACCAACTTCTGTTGCAAGCGCAATCATAATACTCGGGCCGCCTGCAATTCCTAGCGTAGCACCAGTTGCTACTACGCCACCTGCACGTACAAACCATTTGACAAATGGCAAGTATTTTAACAAGCCAATTAGTTTAGCAAATGAAGTTGTGACTAAGATTGCGGCAACCATTTTTTCGTATAGTTGTCGTTTTGCGGCTTCACCTTCTTCAGCAGTAATCTGCTTGCTAGCAACTAGCCCGTTAATTGCTGTACGTTGCTGTATTAATTGTACAGCAATATCGTAGAAACCTAAATATTTAATAACACGAAGATAGGTGCCTGCAGATTTAGCAACCCAATTTGTAAGAACTGTTCCATGTAATTTGTGAGTAATAATCCATTGATTAATTAGTTTTGCTGTTTTACCCGCGGCGAAGCCTACATTATAAGCGGCGTCTTCAGCGATTACTTCATATATCTTCATTTAGGGAATCCTCTAAGAATATTTATCCTCTTTAAAGATGAACTACGTTCATCTGCTTTTCGCTTGCGCTCAAGCATATCTCTTTTCTTTAATTATTAAGAACTGTCAAGTGCGAAGCACTTAGATATTATCTAGATTCGTCAGTCACAATTGCCCGTTTGCACGGGCAAAAAAAATGTAAAACACATTATCTGAGTTCTTACAGTCACTAGCGTTATAGCATTGCCGAGGCGGTTGTCCGGTACCTCTAGCTACGTTCTTGTCCTTTTACGGAAACAACGGCAGTTTATACAATATACGCTAACATATTATACAAACCTGGGATATTTCTTCCCTCATTGGGCTCTATTAAATTATTTTCAAACAGCAAAACCGCGGCAGTTGCGATCTTCGTCCTGTAAAGGATAGTTGCTGAGTACTCTTGCGGCAAGAGATTTCCATCCCTGTGATCCGAGATCCAGGTTCAGGACGCCTGATGTTTGCTGGCGCTTGCTTGCTACCGCTAGTGAGCCTATGATTTTAATATGTGTGAACCGTGTACACGAACAGCTATGTGTCCGTTATACCAGTCCGATGATTCTAGAACTTTATTGGTAAATTGTTCTCTGGCCTCGATGTAAGAGCATTGCGCCTTTGAGTTGCAGTAGTATAATATTTCTCGAGTAAAATTTTCTTTGCCTAGTGTTTCTATGTCTTTGGACAACGCATCGCTAGAGCCATAATAATCTCTCCAATCGCTGTCAATTTTGCTACGAATTCGCTTTTTTTTCTTAGTTCCGTTCTTGAGCTTGACCACTTTGTAGGTAGTTTTAGCGAACTTGGCTAATTTTTTGCCTATATACTTTCTGCCAGAGATGACATTTGTTATCAGATATACGAAACCCACACACTCTTCGGGGAGTGTGTCAACGATTTCATTTTGATAAGTCCATGACATGCTTTAGTTAGCATTGGATCCCCGGCCAGCCTTGCGTTTTTGATTACGTGCCTCTAATTCAATTTCTTTTTCGTCCATCCATTCGCGGACAACAACTCTTCGCTGACTCAACAAGCGACGAATGTCGCTCATTATTCTGCGTAATTTTATAGCAGATGATTTCGTACCACGGCCCAGCCATTCTTGATTGACTTCAAAATATTCCCTGAACTTCTTCAAGAGTTCGGCATGCAACTCTTCGTCCTGGTACATTATTCGGTAACCTCGAGATCATTTGCATAGGATGTAAATCCGTTTTCCTTGATAACTTTAAGTACATTGTTCACACGACCAATTAGTTCATCCTTGTGCGATATCAAGAACACATTCTTCTTACGTTCACGGGCGATCTTTTTAAGCACAGCCAGCGCACCTTCAACACCCGACGCATCTAATCCATTGTCAATAAGCTCGTCAATGAACAAGAGGTTAATCTGCTGATATAAACTTTCCCACACATCACGGAACGCCCACGATAGTGACAGTATCAAACGATTACGTTCACCACGCGACAAATTATCAAAGTCTAGATCCTGCCCAAGTTGCATGATCTCAACGGTTAAATCGTTGAGGAATGTGACAGTATGCGGTAGTCCCATCTTGTCGAGATAGTAGGTCAATCTGTTATTAAGATAGGCTAAATTCTGATCAATGATCTTTTTCCGAATAAAGCTGTCTTTGCTTGTGAGCAACTTGAGCAGAAACTCTTGATGTTCTTTGAGACTGTTAAGTTCATTAACTCGATCCCATGTAATTTCCTGCATAGCAGTATCAGTAAGCTCATCAATCTGCTCTTGGTAAGGATCAGTTTCTCCTGCTTTGATAGTCAGCTGTGTTTCAAGAGTTTTAAGATTGTTCTGATGTTTGAGGGCTTGCTCAACAGAATCATAGTAAGTATCTGGTCGAGCCGTTAACTCACCGATAGCGGCTATCTCTGCTGTAATTTTGCCCAAGTCGAGAGCGACTTTATCCATGTACTTTTGTGCTTCGGCTAGGTGTGTAGTAGCTTCAGCAGACATTTCTTCATGTTTATGATCATGTAGATCTTGTTCACAAGCGTGACACTTTTTGTCTTGCAGTTTAGCAAGCTCGCTAGCGTATTTTTTTACGCTTCGCTCCGCTTGCGCTGTCGCGCTGTCTAACGTGGCCCGCTCCTTGTTTAGGCTTTTTAGCTTCTGCGAAGCTTCTTCATAAACTTTAAGCTCGGCATGTTTTGCAAGCTCAGCTTCGATATCTACACTTTCTAGTTCGATAATAGCACGACCAATTTTTTCAATCTCTTGCTCGTGTTGAGTATTCCATGCGCCTTGTCTAGTTAGCAAACTGTCGATACTCAGCTGTATTTTTTCGTTAGACTTCTTAGCCGCTTCAATATCGGCGCTTTCTTGCATGATGCTATCTTTAGTCTGGCGAATCATTTCTTTTAGACTTTCTGCTTTTTCTGAAAGCAACGTAATGCCTAAAAGCTGTTCGATGATCACTCGTTGATCGTTAGCTCGCATACTTAGAAACGGCTCTGTATAAGTGTTAAGTGCAACCACATGCTTGAACATATCGTGACTCATACCTAACAATTCGTCTAGGTCTTTTTGCGTTTCTCGCATGTCACCCTGTGCATCATCTGTTTCGTCTGTTTCTTGTTCTTGATCGTTTACATAGAACTTTAATATGTTAGGCTTACGTCCACGCTCAATACGATAATCAGTACCATCTTTGTCAAATGCCAGTGTAACCAACATATTTTTGTTATTAATCTTATTAATAAGATTATCTTTTTTAATATTAGTTAACGCATTGCCAAATAGAGCATAACTTAGTGCATTTACGATGGTAGTTTTACCTGTACCGTTTCTGCTGCCACTGTCATCACCGCCTTGATCTAAATTTTCACCTAGTACCAGTGTTAGATTCTCTTGGGCAAAATTAACACCCTGAGTTTGGTTACCCACACTCATGAAGTTTTTTACAGTTAATTCTTTTATCTTTATCATAGGCTATTATAAATTGCTAGTAGAGTATTTTTGTCAAATTGATCGCTTTCAATATTAACGATTTGACTGCTGACAATTTGATCAACTGACTCAAATGCTTGTATATCGATGTTGGTATTAATTTCAACATCCTTGCGTTCTGTGATTAAAGTTAGTTCACGAATATCATAATCGGATACAAATTTTTCTTTAATAAAACTAGCTTCTTCATAGCTAATGTCAATGTCCAGTGTAACACGTAAATGTTGCTTGGGCAAGATTAATGAGTCGGCTTCGTCAATCAACTGGCTTAGTTTAACAGTTCGGAATGTGGGCTGAGCAGGCCAACTATGATACTCTGGTTTGCCACCCCATTCTAACGTCATCATGCCACGTTCGTCATCCCATGCATCTGCGTAATTGTGCGGAAACGCATTGCCAATATAAACCATGTTGCCTTTTTGTTGGCGCTTATGAAAGTGACCGCTAAAGCCTAGTTCGTAGTTTTTAAAACTATCTAAATTAATTTCTCCATGGTCCGGCATCTGTACCATGGCATTCATAAAGAAGTTAGGCAATTCAAAGTGTCCAAAGATATACTTGCCACCTTTCTTACCTACGCTTCGCCATTCTTCTCCGACGAGCCACGGGCAGAGTGTAACATCGCCAATGGTAGTAGGTTCATGTACAACAGTAATTCCAGGTATGTATTTGCCGAACTCGACTGAATGGATATCTCGTTTATCTTTATAATACAGATCATGATTACCAGGAAAAAAGTAAAATTGATCGAACGCCTGACCCAGCTTTTCCAAGGCCCTAAGGCTATAGTCCATAGTAGTGATGTTAAGACTGTTGCGATTATGGTGCCAGTCACCCATAAAAATTCCTGTATCACATCCTTCCTCCTTGGCTTTGGCAATATACCAATCTACAAAATCTTCACAATCTTTATTGTGTACGCTACTGTTTGACTTTAATCCAAAATGGATATCTGTGAAACAGGCAACTTTTTTAAACAGTTGTGTCGTTTGCTGTGTCATTAGTTGTGTCCTCATTATGACGTTTTAGTGCGGCTTCGTGTTCGCCTTGTCCTGTACGTGAATATGAAGGATTCATACCATTCATTTCTAAAATATCGTCACGTATGTTTTGATTGCGTTTTTCCAAGTTAATCACTCGAACAAAACTGTTAGTTACAGCCGCAGTAAAATAGGCAAACGGATTATCCGACTTTGATTCATCAAACTGTAAGCCGATTTGTGTTAACTGTAGGATGGCCTGTCCCTTCATTTCATCATTGTAAGTGTAACCACGCACATTACCGCGAGTAGCATATCTTTCGCATAACTTAATCATCATGCGGGCTAACGTGTTAGTAATACAACCAGCATCTTTGTCAAACTTGCCCTTGATCAAATCGCCTTTCCAATGGCTTTTCCCTACACATATCAGCTCGTCTTCTTCATTGAATTTCCAATGCTGGAACGGCGGAAAGTTTACTTTATCTCTATGATCTGCTAGGCTTTTTGGATTTTTTTTGCGTGTATTATTCAGCGGAATGTGATCAAAAGTCATGATTCTAAAGACTAAATCAGTCTTTGCGATCTTCTTATAATCGATTTCACAGTCGGCTTGTTTGACTTTCTCACCAGCTTTTTTGCGTGTAGCATAGTCCAAATCACCTATTCTTTTAGCCTGATTTCTTTTAGCTTCGGCTATCGTGCGTATGTTTATTTTGTCTAAACTTGGCAAAATAATGTCATATTGATGATATTTTGTATCAGTAAAACTGCAATACGATGTCTTACTTCTATGTATTTCTAACAACATATCCTTGTTGTTTAGGTAGTTAACTTTAGCTGTCATTCATTCATTCTCCGGATGTTGTATTATAAACTATGCACTTAATAAAGTCAAATAAATAGAGTATCAAATGGGGAAATCGATATGGCAGCAAGTTTAACAACACAATTAACTACCGGAGCAGCCGCAATTAGCGGAATTGGTGCAGCCGCATCAACGATATCTGGTATAGCTAGTGCGAGTCGGCTAACCTCCGCTGGTTTGACCGCAGGTGCTGAATCAGTTGGCGATATTTTGGGTGCAGTTTCTATGTTTAGTGACCTTGGTAATGCTGACGATTGGCGTGTAAGATTAAGCCTGCCATACTGGACAAGTTTTAGAACAAGTCCAGCATTACAACCGCTAGTTGATGCTGGCGGAATGGTATTTCCATATACTCCAGAAGTTACATTTTCAACCGCCGCAAAATACAGCGCAATTCCCACAACGCATAGTAATTATCAATTCCAGGCTTACGAGAATAGTGCTCCTGGACAGATAACTATAACAGCCCCTATGAACGTTGAGGATGCTACGCAGGCATTGTACTGGATTGCATCACTGCACTATTTTCGTAGTATAACAAAAATGTTTAGTGGGTTTGATATGAAAGCTGGCAACCCTCCTCCGGTAGTATTTTTAAATGGTTATGGCAGTTATGTTTTTAAAAATGTTCCTGTAGTGATAACCAACTTTCAAACATCATTGAGTAAAGATTGTGATTACATCAGTTGTGATCCTAAAGCAAGTGTAATGGCAGTTGCCGGTGGGCTTGCAGATAGTCTCGGCGGACTTGCAGAAACATTGGGATTAAGCAGTCTAAGTAGTTTAACTTCCGGTCTGGGCAATGTAGGAGGAATATTAGGAGCATTTGGTGCAGGCGGAAGTACTGATGCAGGCAAAGCCTATGTTCCTACAAAAAGTACGTTTACAGTTACCCTACAGCCTATGTACAGCCGATCAAGTGCCCGTAAGTTTAGCCTTGATAGATTTGTCACAGGCGGTTACGTTCAAAGCGCATTTGGATATATTTAATTATGGCAACCACATACAGTAATACCAGTCCTTGGTACACAACACAGATAACTCAAAATTATCTTAACGTTCTTTCTATACGCCCGGTAAGTGCTGAAGCTGATGATGTATTGTATACTATTGGGCCACAATATCAATTCAGACCAGATTTATTAGCCTATGATTTGTACGGTGATGCAACTCTATGGTGGGTTTTTATACAACGAAATTTAGATGTATTAGAAGATCCTGTTTTTGATTTTGTTATAGGTAAACAAATTTACCTTCCTAAAAACAGTAGTTTAACAACAGTGTTAGGAATATAATATGGGAGCAACACAAGGTCTTGCCAGTGCAACAAAAGCAATTGCTGTGGTTGGCGGAGTAGCATCAGGCCTCAGCGGTATAGTTGATAGTGTAACCAGCGCAGCCAATGCTTTAGGTTCTGGGCTTGACAGTTTGTTTACATCATTAGATGTGGGACTAGAACCTTCCCCCTATCAATTACCTATGGCAAACTCACTTAGTCAGTATGCATCATACGATTATATTATCAGTATGGCCTGCTTAACTGCTGATGAATATAATTATCCAGATAGTTCTTACATGGCAGGCATATTACCTACTCCTTTTATATTTAGAGGAGGAAGCATAACTCCTAATAATAGAGTAAAACAAGTTGGTGTGTCTGCAGGTCTTGGCGGCTCCCTAAGCACAATAGGTTCTTCTAATGTACAAGAATATTATTGTTCAGAACTAGTGATAAAAGGGCAATATGGATTTGAAAAAGGTACAGGAAATACAAACAGTACCAACTTAGAATTTACAATAGTTGAACCGTATAGCATGGGTCAATTTATGCAGGCCATACAAATTGCCGCACGTAATAAAGGATATAAAAACTTTAATGAAGCACCATATTTGCTTATGATTGAGTTTAGAGGATCCGATCAATTAGGCTCATTAAAAACAGTTCCCGGGACAAAGAAATTTATTCCGTTTAACTTTAACAACATGAATCTTAAAGTTTCAGGATCAGGTAGTGTTTACCAATGTACAGGCGTTCCGTGTAATGCGGCATCACAAGCAGATAGTGTGAGACTGCTAAAAGCAGATCATACAATTAAAGGTAAAACTGTACAAGAAATATTACAAACTGGCGCTAACAGTTTACAAGCCGCACTAAATGCCAAAACAAAA